AGTCTAAATAAGTTACCAACCCAATCAGAGAAAGGTGTGTTCTTTGCCTCTTCCCAACTAAGTTTACGTAAGTCTATTTCCTTAGTGCCTACTGCAATACGATCTACTTGTCCGTCAACTTCCTCTCGAACTTTAAACTCAGGGTCAAGGACATTCTTAGCCGTTTGTAGGGCTTCCCAACCAGCTCTTAAAGATGTTCCAGCGTACTTACCGTAGCCATAGAACTGTCTAGCTGCATCTACTAACTGAGTTTTATCACCTCTAGCTAATCCTATTAAACCACCACCAGCTTGTTCAAAGACATCTATGAGGGGTATTATAGTGTTAGCCATTAAGTTAGTGGCTTGTGTTTTCCACGACAAGAGTAAGTTACCAACGTAGTATTCGTTAAACTGTTCCATTCTATTCTTGAACTTGTCTACAAATCTAGCATTACGTGGGTTTGTCTTAGCAGCATTAGTTATAGCCTGACTAAGTGCTTGTCCGTCTAGTGCTAATAAATCAGAAGGCATAGCGTTTATGTCATCCTGAGAATAGCGCATGATACGACCAGACTCACTTAACAGTCCTTTATGATATGCGTAAGTTTGTTGGAAAGCCTGAGCAAGCTCGTTAGCTTTTCTTACTGTCTCCACATCACCAGCTTTATAAGCAGCAGTGTTTACTAAGTCATCGTGAGCTTTAAGTATGGTATCACCCAGACTACGTACACCCATATAGAAAGTGCTGTCTGTTGTTAGTTCCTTTAAGCCCTTAACATAGTCAATAAGAGAACCTTTATTAAACTCAGGGTCTTTTATTAGTTTACTTATTAAGGCTTGTCCTTTCTTAACAGCAGTTGCTACTGGCACAGTGATTACTTCATCACCTGTACGTAAACTCCCACTCTCGGCTCTAGCTTCTTTTGTAGCTTCGTCCAGACCTTCTTTAGTTTTAGGAATTGTTGCTTCTTCGGTAACACCTTTAACTTCAATGTTCTCTGGTTTGCTGGGTTCTACTTTAGCTTCACCTTTGAAAGTTGCCGCATCTTCTTTAAGAGGTATAAGTTGTTCTGCTTCTTCTACCTCATCAGCAACCTCTTTCATCAAGCTGTTAGCTATCTCTGTGTTGCCGTTAATGTTTTCGTTCTTAGCGTCTTTAGCTTTCTTCGTTGCTCTTGCTAGTTTAAATACCAGCTCGAAAGACAGACCAATGAGCGAGCCTTCAACAGCATTCTTAAATCTGCCTTCTGCATCGCTGTCATCTGGATCAGCCGCTAGGTAATCTGTAAGTGCTGTCTCTATACCAAAGTGTTGTGCAAGGTTAGACAGTCGTGCTTCATGTGGGTCAAAGACAACAGCGTCTGCCATAGCTCCTTGTGCGGTAGCCTTGACAATCTTACCTGTAGTGGTTGCTGCTTGGAAAGGTTTTAAGAACTTACCCGCACCAACAAAGCCCGTAACAAACTGTGCTACTGGAGCTACGAACTCTGCTGTAGGTGTATCAAACCCATCGTCCCGTGTCGGGAAGAGGTGATCCATATCTACAAGATTGTTAGCATTAAGTGCTTGTAAGTCAGACCATTCATCAGGTTTCATGTAAGATATTTTCTTACCAAACATAGAAAAGAGGTGTACGCCATTCTCATCTTGAAAAGACTTTAGTCTGTCATCATCTCCCTCGCCTGTAATAGCTACACCGCCTAAAGGTATAATACTTTCTAAAAACTCACCTGACTCTTTTATAGATGAGCCTACACCCTTAACGACAGCTTCAGGTATCTCTGCGATGTTCTCAAGAACTGTTGTACCTTCTTCTTCTTGTGCTGGCTCTGGTTGAGTTGTAGGATTGTTCAGTTGTTCGTACTGGTCTCTAAACTCTCTGGCTTTGTCTAGGTTGCCGTTGTTTATTTCTTCTTGGGCTGACCTTAATAATTCAATGCCTGTAGCCATAGTAATCTCCTATTAATTTAAAGCACCGTCAACTGCTGCCTTTAGTCTTATTTCTTCAGGACTCATAAAGTCATCTTCGCCAATTAATTTCTTATAGCCTTGTAGTTTTTGTATAACCTTAAACAAAGCTTCGTTTCTCTCAGGTAATTTCATATCATGCCATTCAGGGCTAGTAGATAACGCTAAGAAATCCTCTTCAAACATTAAGCGTAGAGGGGCAAATCGAGGAGCTTCTACAAACATATCAAGGACGCTGTTATCTCTAACCAAAGTTTTAACTATTTCATTAGCTCTTACATAAGCTTTACCTTGATAAGGGTTTTGTCTTGGGGCTTGTGTTAAGAAAGTGTTCAGCAAGCCCTCATCTAAACGACTTGAGTTTCTATTTAGCCAATCAATCTTATCAGGTGCTTGGATGTAGCCATCGTATAGGTCAATCATATCTCCAGCATCAATCTCTTCTGTTGAAAGACTCTTGTAAGCTTTGTATATCTTATCAGCATCAGAAGCGGCAGTACCTACACCAGCATCCTCAGCAGTCTTAACAGCAGCTATTAAATTTTCTGTAGTTGCTTCGCCAGTAGTGAAAAGATTTCCTATAGTAGACTGTAGTGTTACTTTAGCTTGTTTAACACCCGCTACCTTCTCTGAGGCTAATCTATTTTGTTCAGCCCGCATACGAGACTGTACAGCTTCTCGTTGCCTGAAAGCTAAATCGTATTCATCGTTAGATAGGATTGTACGCTGACCTTCTACTTCACCAAGAAGTAAAGAGTATAGACGAAAGTCTCCATCTTCGTTTGCAGAGCGTAGTGCAGTAGACATGAGAAGCTTCTTTGCTTCCTGTGGTGATCTATCCATTGACTGAATAGACTCGTCCATGTCTTTAAATAATTTAAGAAACTCTGGTGACGATGCGCTTAAGGTTTCCCCTCTTAGTGCGTTAATAGCAAAGTTACCAAGCTCTACATCTTCCTCACCTATTTCAAAAGATTTTACAGATGTGCCGTATGTAGTGTAAAAGTTACCGCCTATTACCTTATTAAATGAATTTTTAGCTGTGTCGGTAGTTAAAGAGGATAGTGTATCTTGATAGGCTGGGTTACTTGATGTGAACGCTTCCCATACTTCAGCACTGGTTGGTCTTTTACCATCTTTAATGCTGTAATCATAAGTTTCTGCAAACTCCTGAACAGCAGGGATAAGCTCGCTAGAGGCGTTAGAAGCTCTCAGCAGCTCTAAATTTGTTACTTGTTCTTTTGCTTTACTAGTTAAATTTTTACCAACTTGTGAAACAGTACCAGCAGCAGAGTCAAGAGCCGCAGCTACTTGCATACCTTTGGTATTTCTTTCACCTTGGACAAATGTATCCACTTGTCTAGCAGTAACCTGATAATCAGGCGTAGCCGCAGCATTACGCCAATTCACTGATTTATCTATTGAGGTTGCCATTTAGTTTTTCCTAATTTGTTTAAGTTTCTAAGGTACAGGTGTAGTAGGTGTAGTAGGCGCATCAAATGCTCCAGAGGAACTCATACCACCTACAACAGCAGACCCTATCTTTAAGGCTGTAGCTGTTGAACTTGGTTTGGACACTGAGTTAATTCTTGATTGCGCTCTTGATCTAGCACCTAGTCGCTGTTCTTGTAGACCTTGCATGGTGTTGCCTAAGTTTCTATCGACAGCGGTGTTAGCCATTAGACCCTGACGTTCTATATCTTGCAGGACGGCATTGTTATTCAAGACTGCACCACTTTCACCACCAGCTACAGTTGCTCGTGATGCCATCACCCTTGTATCTAAATCTGTTTGTAGTTTCTGTTCAGCAGCCGCTGTGTCTTCTTGGGCTGATTGTATGTTAATTTGTCGTTGTTCATCTTTTTGAGCTTGTAGCGCACTACGTCTGTTAACTTGCTCTTTTACTTTTTGAGCTTGGTGTGCTTGGGAAGCACTCGCTACTGACATTGCTGTTGCGGCTACCGCTAGGCTTACTGGATCACACATTTTCTTTTATCCTCACAAATTGGTAGAAGGGTTGTTTTCCTACTCCGTATTCTTTTTCTAGTTTGATGAACTGAAAGCCTAGTGCTTTTAACCATCTCATCGATACTGTATTTTCTGCGTGTACGTAGTTAAGCAAGAGTGGGTGTTGGTCATTCTTTTCCTCCACCCACTTTGCTGAAACTGGTAGCATCACCTTTTTGGTCTCAGGTAGTTTATGAGAACCTAACAACCAAGGACTTGCAAATATACCACAATCAGACAACCCAAACATTCCCACTACATCACCATCCTCATGGATGATACTAAAGCATTCAGGAGCAGAAGCGTTATAGCTTTCCTGTAATGCCCTTAAGGGTGTAAGCCCGCTACTAGCCATAACTTCCTTAGCGTCTTGTTCACGCATAGCTGGGGCTAGTTCTCGGCAATCCTGAAATGTTGCTTTTCTATAGTAGTGTGTCATATTTAGAGTCTCTGGTTTCGTAGTACGATATACCCCTCCCACTCTGCACTTTGGAACGTGCTGGGAAGGTGTGAATCGTTAGTTATTGTTATGGCTGTATCTGTTGCCCGTGCTTGCACCCCAACTTGGAATGACCCGTCATCGATAACAGCAGACTGATCTAAAAGGTTGTGTTGGTTATCTAATACACGCCCTGTGAAGTGTGAGGTAATTGGAGACCTACCTACGGAGTCTACAGTAACATCAAAGTGTCCCGTGTCATTATAGTTAAACGACATCTTCCTTAACTGGAAGCGAGCAAGCTGTGTTGAGTCACCTTGTGTTGGTTTAAACACTTGCTCTGACATTTGATACTTAAATGTATAGGGGATACCCACAACTGCGTTGCTGCTAGAGCTACCAAGTGCTGCGCTTTGCTCTGCTGTCGGGTTGTTTGGGTTGAATGCCCCCAAAGATAACCCATCACTGTTCACAAGCTCTAAGTTTGCTGATGGGTAGTCATCAGTAATTTGCTGAACAAAATCTATCTCAAGCTGACTGTCCAGTAACACCTCAGTTTTATCATACTTCACATCCAGCACTTCAAAAGTGCCGTCTTTAAAGTTAATATAAAGTAGGTTATTAGTAAAGAATATGTGTTTTATTTCTTCACGGAAAGTCCACACAGACCAAGCACTTTGTAATCGCTCTGATGAGGAGTTATACCATTTATACACATATAGTTTCTTTCGTTCTGCTGAGTCATTTTCATCGTCAACACGAGCTACAAGCATATCCTCATTAGCAGAGGCAGCGAACTGTACTATCTTTTCCTTTATATATTCAGGAACGTGTGATGTAACAGAGGTAGCATCTTTAACTTCCGTTGTCTCTCTAGTAAAGAACTCACGTACTCCTGCATAACCTCCAGATTGTGTAGCAAAGAACACACTGTTCCCCGCTGCTATTGGAGGTGCTGTAAGATCGCACTCATATTTAGTAGACTGCTCTATTGTTACCTCAGCTGGCGTTAATAACTGTGCAGCTGATAATGTAAACTGGTTAAGGCTGGAGAATAATAATAAGTTATCCTGTATTGGTACAGCTGCTTTTAGGGTTGACACTTCGTTCTGACTTACCGCTACATCAATAGGGTCAGAGTCTAGAAGAGTTCTTACAGTAGTACGGAAGAGGTTGTAGTAATCCCCTGCCCCACTAAATATAACATTCTCTCCTGATAGAAAACCTAAACGGTTTCTGTGGAAGAATACATCTGTTATGGTGCTGCCTGTGAAACTAGGGAATGGGTTAGTATTCTCATCTCCACACTTGCGGTTTTCCCACGGAGCTTGTCCAAATGTAAAACTTAAATCAGAGTTTTGTTTTAGCTGATGAGGCATAGTGGTGTGGAGAAAGGAGTTGACTGTGTTAGGTGCAGCACACTCTCTCCAAAAACCTGAACCACCTTCGCCTTCAAACTTTGCATAAAAATCATCTTCTTTCTTTTGGTTATCGCCCACAACGCCTACGACAAAACCGTCTTCGCATTGGTTGGGTAAATCTGTAAATGATTTAGCGTTCTTTCTGAATGCTTTAAGGTTGACACCCCCATCGTCATCTGTAACTCTAATTGTGTAGTTATCTGTGTTAGCCTTTAAAACAAAGTAAGGTAAATCACTAGTGCTGCTTGGGTATACGGCAGTGACAGCGCTACTGGATCCTATGCCCCTAAGCGCATGGATTACAGAACTAGTTTTAAGAGCATCGTTGTTAATTTCTTGGTCATCACCGCCTGAGCCAGCGGTAACGTCAGTTATTTGTTTTGGTGTGGTGTAAGACGAATCAGCAAGATCGCTCCCATCTGCGTTAACCAACTGAACCGTATACTTTCTTCCGTAATTCACACTCTTAAGGTAAATCAAAGATTTTGTAGTATCGTGAGATAACCACCCTCTTTCAGAAGTGGCATACCCTGCATAATAACTTGTATGTTGTTCAATATTTTTTGTTTTATTCACAATAAAGGTTGCATCAGCAACAGAAGTTGCGGTTACATCTTTATAGTATTTAGCTCTATTGATGGATGTTCTATTATATTGATCGGTATAGTCGGGTAGGTAATAAGTGTTATCGTTATTATGTGCAATCCAATTGCCGTCTGCATCCCAACTAGCCACATTAGACTCATAACGAAGTGACCCTGCTTCATCATAGACTAAAACTTTAGGTTTTGGCTGCACTCCCACATAGTTAATATAAGGCTGTATAACACTCGTTATAACAATTAAATACACCTCATCGTCACTGCGCTTATATGTATGGAAAAAGGCTTTATCTAGGTAGGGTACATCGTGGGTAGCTCTTGTACTTACATTAGCGGTGCTATCTGATACATCGTCTTCAGGGTCAACACACTTTAACTTGTTTAAAAACTTTGTAGGTGGGCGTTTCTTAAGACCATCAACCACATCCGAGAAACCGTTTTCCTGTACTTCTGCCTGACTCTCTAATCGTAGAGCTGCGGGTTGTTGACTAACCCCGTTAATGAGGTTGGGTATGCTTTTAGAAACTAAAGCCATTTAGATCACCTTGTGTCCGATTGAACGATCAAGAACGCTATACGTGCCGCCATCGTCAAATATGTTATAGTCCCCGTTCTCGCTTTCCATTTCTTTCAAAGCGAATAGGGCTTGTTGCTCATCAGCTCTGTTCATGGCTGAGAGGTTGTCACTACCGACTACTCTTTCTTGGAATAATCGTGCAGCTTTAATTGTGATGTATCGTCTTGCTACTTCGGGTATCTGTGTGAAGTCTAGCATATAGACAATATCTAGTTTTAAATCTTTGTTGATGATGTCTGTGTGTTGTACTTTGTCGTACATATACAGACCACGTTGTACGTATTCGTTTTTGTTGCTTCTGTACTTTGTTTCTGAATGGGCTAGGTCTGCTCGTAAGGCATTATCGGCTAGTTTCACCATACCATTTAAATCTTTACCTACTACTACATCTGGCTCACTGTTGAAGT